CCACCAGAATCCGTAATTTTTATACCCTTTTCCGTCTGCATATCATATCCACGAGGGTCATAACCTTTGCTGATAGCTTCGATAGCCTTCATTTGACTTTGACTGAAACCCATCATGTTTCCGGTGTAGGTTCCGGAGCCGGGTGCGCGAGTGATGCCGTTCTTTCCGATACCCCAGTTAACTTCGAAGCCTGTAGCACTAGCTCCTGCTGCTTTGGCAGCAGCGATGGCTGCGCGGTCACTTGATTGAATATTATAATTTAAGTTTTGAAAAAGGCCCGGCACACCTGACACATCGGGAGTTACGTTTTCAAACGAATCTTTCTTAGTCTTTCCTGCCATCACCGGACCTAAGACTCCACCGAGAACAGGAGCCATCGGAACCCCGATTTCTGCCGCAACTGCAGTACCCCCCGCGATTGCTGCGTCCGTAGCCGTAGGAGCTTTGCTGAACGTATCTTGAATAGTCTTGGAGATGAGGTTTCCTGCTTCCTTGAACGGAGCCGTTATGTCATCGACAAACGAAACCCTATCCGTCTTCGCCTTTCCGATAGTCCCGGAGTACGACGGATTGAAATTAGCAGTAGACATGATAGACTCTACTTGGCTAGGAGTCATGCCTATCTCTCGACCCCGGTCTAGGTCTTGTCCGGGAGTCGCAAGTTGTGTGATGTCCTCGCCCTCATCGACGTCGATACCAGTTTCTTCAGAAAGCGTAGGCAACCCTAACGCCATGTTGTAATAATTGATGAACGTGGAGCTATACTTCGAGGGGTCTACTGTCGTAGTCCCGATGTATCTAAAGCCTGTGTATTCGTCGTCAGTTGCCATGTCTATTTCTCTCGTAGGTAAGAGTCGTGATTATCCTTAAGCTTCAGGAGGGTTTCCAGTAAAGCCGCTTTCCCCTGCATTTGGCGCAGTTCCGACTCCGATTGTGCCGTTACCAGACCCCGAAAGGTCAGTGCCTTCAGGTCTTGGAGATACTCCTCCAGACTGTTCCATGCCGCCGGGTTGCTGACCAGCGGCCCCAGCTTCTTCGCTTGCTCTTTGTTGTGCATTTGCCATCATCCCTTGTAACATCTGTGCATAAAGTTGTGCTTCGTTCGTATCGTTGACAAGGCTGTCCGGGTCGATGTCCTGTGAGATAGCCAGTTCGCGCATCAGGTTCGGTATCTTGATGAACGGAGCCAACATCGGGTTCGCAACGGTTTGCAGCAGGGCAGTAAGACGCTGTGTGCGAACCTCTTTCTGCATCACGGCAGCAACACCGCGTGGTTTAATCTCTAGGTCGCCGACAATATCTTCAACTTCCTCGTTGAACTGCATGTTCCACTGAAAGTAAGACTCGCCGAGAGGTTTCAGGAGCATATCATCGATGTTCTTGATGACGGTCTTCATAGAAAGACCTGCCGAACCCATCAGCATCGAGAGGCCAGCAGCAGTTCGCCCAGTTCCGGTGACGCCTGTCTGTCCATGAATAATCGACGGAATGCCTGTCTCTTCATCAGCCAACTGACGGCTAATCTGATACATCTGCAGGTTTTCGCCTGCCGTGTTCGGAAACTTCAAGCCGTTGATTGCTGTTCCGGTAACACCAGACTGTCGTCTGAAAATCTTACCCGGAAAGATATCCATGTTTTGACCCGGCACAAGACTTGCTTCATCGACATCGAACACGAGGTTACCAGCAAGGGCGAGGTTGTCGATAGCCATGCGAACGTGACCGTTCATCAACTTCTGGGCATCTTCCATGTTTTCTGCTACGCCGACACCCCAGATTTGATAAGGGTTCACTTCGTAGGGAAAGACTTGGTATGGGATACGGGCAGGAGTGAAAGGGTTGAGAACGCAGCGAATGACCATGTTTCCACAGACCCAGATATTAACCTGAACCTCGTCGAACTCAGACATTTCGTTCGCACCTTCGAGACCTGCTTCCTGAGCGAACTTTGAGTCGATAACGCCCCAATATTCCAAGACCTCATAGCGGTTTTCTTGGTAGTATGCCTCAGTCTCGTCTTCCCGAATGGTATCCTCATAATACTTGTCCTCGTAGTTCGGACCTTTGGCGAGGCACTCTTCGATAGCCGAAGAGATGAAGTGAGGACGCTTGATGAGGCTGCGAAGCTGTTGGCGATTGAACCTGTGGCGTTCGATAACATACTCGCAGTCTTCGATACACGTGGCGGAAGGGTCAGGGTGAAAGTCCCATAGGGATACCATCTCGATGCGAGGAACTACACGTTCGTACGGACTATACTCACGCTCCCCATTATCATCTCGTTCCCACTTGTGTACTCGTTTATTAAAGTTGAACGGTCCCTTGACGATACCCGTTCCGAAAAGCGAAGCTTCAAAGATTGATTTGCGAAGAACATTAACTGCGTTAGTGTCTAGCAACTGGTCGTGAATAGTTTTCTCCATCCGACGAGCAGCTTCTTGGGCAGGACTAATCTGAGGTTCGCCGAGCTTGGCTTTACCCTCTACGAGCGGAAGTTGCCCGTATTCGCCCTGTAAGCCTCCTAGAAAGGCTTTAGGCTGTTCTGCCTGCATAGCACCTGGAAGTAACTCTCTACCGTCTCCTGCAAAGCCATAGGGGTCTTGCTGGGTCATTTGGTCGAGAGGCGTCTCCATGTGGGCAAATTCAGCGATACCTTCCGGAACCGGGGTAGACTCGACAACGAGGGGAAACTTTTTGTTCGTAAACAAGATGTCGATAATCTGACCGAAAGCTGCAAGAACCTTCGTTTTGGTTATGCGAACAAACACCTTAGACCGTTCCGAATCCCGATATTGGGTCGTAGAGTCGTAGATGCCACGAAAGTTTTTGTAGGCTTGAAGCCAGCGTTGTTCGTGGGAGTAGCGTCCGTTTTCCGCATCCTCGAACTTAGACTTGACATATCCGGCTAAGCCGGGCATGAACTCATCAGGGTTCGTGACGCCAATCTGTGTGTCGTCTTCCGGTTGTAGGAAGTTATCTTCTGATGCCATGATTAGTAATCGCGTTCTTCAGCCATTTTCATTACGGACGGGTCGACTGCCTTTTTGCTCATCTTCTTTGGCATGTCTTCCGTCAGAACATCGGTCTTGGCGCGAGTGTCGAACTCTAGGCCTTCCCGATACAGCTTGCTTTCACCCATGTTCGCGTCGACCGAAGTCTTGTCTGAACCCATGATGTAAGCTGCGCCGTAGTTGTAATTGTTCATCGGCATGGTTTTCTCCTAAGATTATTTGTTAACAAATCCACCGGAGTTAAAGAGATTTAGGTCTAGTCCACCTCCGGTAAGTGAACGAGCCATTCCTGAAATGAAGCCTTCTCCAGCTTCCTTTTCTGCTTCTTGTACCTGTTCGGTAATGGCTGGAGTTACAGCTTCACCTACAGCTTCACCTATTTCTACTCCAGCACCTATTATGCTAGGCGCAGCCATCACAGTTTCTTCGAGGGCAGTGGCAACACCCGCTTCTAAGGGGGAAGCTCCTGCTTCTTGATAACCTGCATATGTTGCTCCAGCTCCAACAACGGGAACTGCTTTTAAAGTTTTCGTACCAAAGTTTTTAAGGATATTACCCCAGTCTAAGTTATTCTTGGCTAGGTCATCCATCAAGGCAGCAGAGGGCTGTTTAGAAAGATTGTCTGTGACTGCTGTTGAGCTTGCTTGTGGAAGTTCTTCTTTTACAGGAAGCTTGAAGTAATCTTCGTACCCTGCTGTCTGAGACGTGACACGCTCTGTGGGCATAGGCACGTAGGTTCCGATGTCAAATCCGGCTTCTTTTGCACCATCTGCGTAGAAAGATGAAAACATATTTGCATTGGCACGGTCAAATTCGCTAACTTCGCCGGGCATAGCAACTTGATAGCTTGCAAGTTCGCCTGTTCCCGTTTTGTAAGTAGCTTTTAGGCTCCGTCCTTGAAGGTACGCAAGTTGAGCAGGGTCGATACCAAGGCTTCTTCCTACGGAAGCGTGGATGTTACGAAGAAGGGGAGAACCCTTTTTACCTGTAAAGCCTTTAGGTACTAGGGTGTCAAAGTATGTATCTGTGGCAGCATCATAGGCAATTTCAGGAATAGGAGGTAATTCGCGAAGAAGGTTTGTCATATCCGGTGATGTTACCTTCTTACCATTCGGTTTGACAAAAAAATAATCCGTTACACCCGCTTGTAAATTCTGCTGAAGAATAGAGTCTGCGATGGGATTTAAAGGGATGTTTACAGAGCGACCCTTCGCACCTTTTGCCTCAGCCTGTACATAAATCGCTCCCGTATCAGGCTTATAGCTAGATACGGTAAGTTCTGCTGCAGCACTAGGACGAAGACCCGTATTGAGATTGAAAAGAATAGCTTGAGCTATAGGACGAGTTCGCGGGTCGTCTAGCTTCTTTGAAATCTCTTCAAACAGTTTCGTAAGTTTCTTGCGGTCAGAAGTTACGGCAACTTCAGACACGGCCTTCGGAGGTTCCTCACGACCGAAGATACGGACGTTTATATCCGTGTCTGGGAGCTTATCCGGAAGAAGCTTGTACTCCGGAGTGTCAGGTCCAAACTCAGCCTTGAGTACCAGGCCTACCTGCCGCAAATTTTGCATGGCAGCTTTTATAGGTGCGTCTTCAGGCGTATCCTTGAAGGTTCGTGCGAGAAGTGTGAGACCATCCGCATCCTTTTCGAACAACCTCAAAGCCGAACCCGGCTCATCTGCAATATCACTAAAATACTGAAGAGTTGGGCCTACAAATGCCTTACCCCTACCCGACTTCTCGGCGTATATCTCAGCAACCTCACGAAGAGTTGCAGTTCTAGGGTCGAATTTTGCCACGGGCTTTCCCTTTGTCACAACAGGCTTTGTAGTCATCTTATTACGAACAGCACTTATAACTGTTTCTTTTTCTTCTTTTGTAGAAAGAGGTCTTCCGATAAAATCAAAGTAAGCCAGTATCTGTTTATCTGTTATGTTTTTAGGAACAGATACTTTGCCTTCACCTTTTTTGCCACCAAACGCTTTGTAGATGTCATCGTCACTCTCTTCAACAAAGCCTTTGTCAATCATACCCTGTATGTCAGAGACTGCCTGTTGCAATACGTCTTCTAAATCAAGTTCCATCAGTAACCAAACGTGCTATCGAAGGCTCGGAACGTCTGTTCCTTGATGCCTTGCAAGGTTTTATGAATCGAGGTGTAACCGCTGGTTCGCGTCATCACCATGTAACGCAGTGCGTCGTAAGCGTGGTCTTCTGCTTTCGTATCGACATCCTCACTGTTCGTTTTTGACAAGGGAATACCGGATAGTTGAGCAGATATGTGTTTGCAGTTGGAAAAGATACGGAGGCGTGGTTCTTTTGTGTAAGGGTCGTCTGCAAGCCGCCTGTGTATTTCCATTTTTCCTTGTAGACGGTTGCGGTCTGACGGTATCCACCTAACACCAGCCCTCATCATCGTTTCGGCGATTGAAGGGCCGAAGCCTGTCTTATTCCAACATGAGGCGTCTAGAACAGTATAATGTGGAGTTGGGTCTAGTTCCTCACATTCTAATATTTTATCAGCTAATTGTTCGGCTGTCAAGTGTTTTACGTAAAGCTCTCGATAAACCCAGATATTATTGTCCCAATCGATAGCACCCCACAAGACACACGAAGGACTAGAATAGCCATAGTCGGCTGCTCTGATGCGAGGCCAATTTGTAGGTAGCTCGAAAGGTTCGACAATGTGCCTCACTCGTGAAAATTCTGGGAAGGCTGCTCCCTCCGCCACGTCCCAATCCCCTTCCAGAAGTCTCTTTCGCTCTACTTCCGGGAGCGACCTCAGCATAGCCTCATATTGACCGTCTGCCATGAGGTAGGGGTTGTCAGTCAACCGTGCCGGAACGAACTTGCGAAAGAACAACGGCTGACCTGCTTTTTCGTGACCTTCGGGCCACACGAACATCTTTCCTGTTTCGGGGTCGTCTGCTCCGAACCTCCTGTTGGGTTCGTGGCGGTCGATGTACATCTTCTTGACCCACCAACCTCCGACACCGCCGGGGTTTGCTGTGCATCGCATCGACAGGTTCTGCTGAAGTTCGGGGTCTGTCGAACGGAGACGCGAACGGAGATAGTCCCACACGTAGCTGCTAGGATATTGGGTTATCTCGTCGATGCCTATCCAGTTGAAGGCCTGACCTTGGAAACGGGTCACATCCTTATCCCTATCGAGGTACGTGAACCACATGGTGGCCCCAGAGGGGAAATGCCACGTAGACTTCGACTCTCGGAACGTCGCTCCGGGAAAAGCCTTGGGGTAGAGCTGCCGAGACTTGTCTATCAGTTCGGTAAGTTCGTCCAGAGTACGCCTAAGAAGAAGCCCACGGTGATTAGGGTTGTGGCAATACCGCAAAGGGTCAGCCAACAGAGCAAAAGACTTGCCGCCTCCAGCGGCTCCTCCGTATAAAACGTCTTGTTCTGGCGCACTCAGGAACTCCTCTTGGGGTCCGGGGTTAGGTTTGAACACCACAGGGGTGTCATCGATGAGGTCTGCGACTGCTGGAGGTAGGTTTTCGAGGTCACCTTGGTCGATAACCCGTGTTTTCGAACCGTTGAGGGCATCTTCAACCTTTTTGGCTGACTTTTTTAGGTTGCGAACCTTGGTGGTCTTGGCTTCTGCCTGTTTTTTAGCCTTATCCGCGCCTTTTTTAGCGTTCTGGAGCTTCAAACGCACCCGTCGCCTTGCCCGTTCCTCTAAAGTGGTGTTGTAGGGGCCTTTTTCTTCGCCGGGAACCTTCTTGGGACGCCCACGAGTTCGCGGCTGGGCGAGTTTTTCAGGGCTTGGGGGAGTCAGGACTCTTTTGCGAGGCACGGGGCTTACTTTTCTGCGCTTCCGGAGGCTTGGCGACCTCTATGAACCCTGCCACCTTGGGCGAGAGGCTCTCTTTTTACAATTCTTTTTCCTTTAGGTCCACTAGGAACCTCTCTATATCGGTCATAATATTCTGTTTCGACACCTAAGTAGTTGAGACCTTCCTTTCGTATCTTTTCCTTTGGCTCTTTTAACATATAGCTCATAACTAAACTATACTGTTGTCTCTGCGTCAACTTATCGAACTGCGGAAAGAACTCTTTAACATCCGGACCGAACCTATTTAGGCGTTCAATGTTTAACTGCGCTTCGCTTTTTTCTGTTTTGCTAGGACCTTTGGGGCTAACCATCGATTATGACCTCCTCGATGTCTTGTTTTTTGGGTGGAAGAAGCACGACGCCGTGAACTGCTTGGACGTTGTGGTTCAAAGTTTCTTGCTTACCGAGGCCTACCCGATTGAGGATGGCTTCGGCAGCTTGCATCCGTAGGGTGTCTTGCCGTTCGATGTCGGGGGAATCGATGAGGCTCACAATCTTGTTCGCGGCCTTTAAAGCTTGCGAAGACAACATGGTGCGTGTTCGCTCGATGATTTCATCGGCGAGGCGGTCTTTGAGCCAAGCTACGGAACCGGGGCTATATCCGGCAATCTCAGCAGCAGCGTGGACGTCTCCACCGTTCGAAAAGAGGGTGTCCAAGAAGGTCTCTTGCTTTTCGGTGAGGGCAGGTTTTTTGGTTGAGGTTTGCGGTAAGAGGTTCAAAGTTTGACTCCGGGAGGTTCACATCTGTAGTATAGGGCGTATGGTGGGGGTATCGTAGCCTTGACGTGGGCAACCATCTCTTCTATGCGAACGAGACAGGCATCCTCTGAGAGGTAAGGACCTCTATTATCCGTGAGTTGCAAGCATTCTTGGGCTGCGAACACGGGGCAAACCATCAAGATAGCCGCGAACATGTCGGGTTCCTTTCGGTTTGTAGACGTTTTACCTTTGATTATAGGGAGGTTAGGGGGGTTTGTCAACCGGATAACGCCGCGAACCTATAAAAAATTACGTGGGGGGGTGTTTTTTGGGAAAAAGGGGGTTGACAAATCTGCAGGGGACGTTACAATAGGCTTAGTCCTGTCGGGGAAGTATATATACCCCCACCCCCGATGGCATCCCCGCTGTATACCTAAGGGGTTCGCGGCTAGGCTCCCTCCCAAGCTTCTCTTGGGGGGGTTTTTTATGCCCCATTCTTGCCGGGGGGGTCCCGATAGGTTCGCGGCTAGGCCCCCGACAGGTTCGCGGCTAGGCCATATCGAAAACCCAAAAACTACAAAAATTATGTCGGGATTGCATAGCAAATGCCGGGGGGGTGGGGTGACCCTCGCGTACCCGCGCACGACCCATATTTTTATCTTTTAGGTAACCTCACCGAAACCCCAGACATCACCGCCGCGAACCTGCACCCATCCCCAAAGCATCCCCAAGCTATACCTTGCGCCCACCCGTCCGCGCCCGTGTAATCCAATTTGTCATGCTGGATAACCCCCACGGTGTCCCGTTGGTCTTAGATATACATATCTCACCCCATATCCCAGCCCCCGATAAACCCCAAAGGAAACAGACGGATAACCGGATTATTCCCCGCCGGATAAAAAAAGCCCCGCCAAGAATAACCAAGGCGGGGTAGTTGGGAGGAAGGATTAGGGCGGTTCGCTCAGATTAACACCACAAGCACCGCACATATAAGCAAGAAAACATCCATCATTTCACCTTTATAATCTCATCGGCAAGGGTCGTCACTTTGTTATGGTCAACCCAAGTTTCAATGCCCGACTGTCTCGCCACATCTTCCAAAACATTTATCTGAAATTTCAACGACTGGATAAGCCGCGCAATTGCCTCAATCTCACTCTTAGGGATTACAACAATGTTACGGGCATCATCCATATCACTAGCTGTTACTTTACGATTAATCATCTTTCTTTACCTTTCGTTTGGTTGTGGGAGCGACACCGCGCCGCCCCCGTTCGATAAGTATTAGCGGATTATCCGGCACGACGCAAGAAATATTTGGGATTTCTCGCACCCTGATATTTGCATTCAACATTATAACCAAGTTTACGCAATTCTTTAATGCGCCATCTCATAGTGCTAATGGTGCAATCCTGACTCTTGGCAAGCGTCCGGATATTAACGCCGTGATAGCGACTGGCAAGAAAATCATAAGTTCCCTGCAAGGTCGCTGGCAAGTTCGCGGCTGGTTTCTTTTCTGCCGCCGCCGCTGGCTTGGCTGGTTTATCCAGTTCCTGCCACAACATATTTATCATTTTACGGTTGGATTCCATATCCTGATAAAGAGCGGTAAGGATTGT